AGATTTTAATGAATTATTTATAAAAAAATATAAATTAATTAGTATTTTAAATAAATTAATTTTTACAGATGGTATTTTTAATTTTAATGAATTATTATCAATAACTAAAGATTTTATATTAGTTATTTTTAATAATCAACATGGTATTGATTTAAGTATGTACGATTATATGAAATTTAATAATTTTTCTGATAAAACTATTAAAAATATTGATATATTTTGTAGAACATTTGATGGAGGTGATAGTAATAAGATTTCTTTAAATCAATTTATAAGTGTATCAATACAATCTTTATTTTATTCAGTTTATGTTCCAAAGATACCAAATGATGAGGGATTATTTAAATATTGGCAATTATTTTTAGAAAAAAGAAAAGTAAATTTTTTATTAAATAATCAAGTAATTAATATTATTGGAAATAAAAATAGAATTGAAAAAATAGTTTTAAAAAATGGAAAGGAAATAAAAGCAGATAGATTTATATTTGCAATTCCTCCTGAAAATTTAATTAATATAAATGGACTTAAAGAAGCTTTTAAATTAACAGAAGATTATGTTAAAAAAACGGATTATAATGAATATATATCAATTACATTTCATTGGGATTATAAATTAAATTTAGAAAATGATGTTTCAACATTTAATATAAAAACGGATTGGGGTTTAATTCCATCTAATATGGGTGATTATATGAAATTTAAAGAATATAATTCAAAATCTGTTATAAGTTGTGCTATAATATTACCAGATATTAAAGGTAAAATATATAATAAAACAGCAAATGAATGTAATAAAGAAGAATTAATAGAAGAAACATTTGAACAATTACAATTAATTTATAAGAATATACCTAGACCTAAATTATATTTTATTAATAATTATTATGATGAAAAAGAAAAAAAATGGAAATCAAATGAAACTGCTTATATTAAAATACCTAATTATAATTATTTAAATTTTAAAAGTCCTATTTATTCTAATTTATATAATTTAGGAACACATAATGGAAAACATAAAAACTCATTTACATCATTAGAATCGGCTATTAGTAATTCAATAAAATTAAATAATATAATTTATAAAAAAAAAGAGAAAATATTAAGATGTTTTGATTTACGAGATTTTATTATTGTATTATTAGCAATAATAATACTTATAATTTTATGGAAATTATATTTAAAAAAATAATTTATTAAATTGTAATTAGATATTTATAATGTTAAATAATGATAATGATAATGACAATGATAATAAAGAATTAGTTTTATATGTAAATAATGGTGATAATGATACACCTAAAGTTGAACCTATTAAAAATAATGTTTTTATAGATATATTACCAAGAGTTACATCTGCTACAGCTGATTTAGTAAATATAAATACACAGGGTTCTCAAACAGCAGAAGATAATTCAGTTGAATTATATATAAATAAGGCAGATCAATTATTAATAATAATAAAGGATAATAAAAGAAAAATAACAAATAGTTTATATATTGTTTCATCAAAATATGATTTAATTTATTTTAGATATAATAAAATATCATTATCAATATTAATAATATCAACAATAATAACATTTGTTGAGGCTATTAGATTAACAATTGTTAATTATGATACTCAATATAATAAATCTGAAATTAAAAATTATATACCACATGAAACAATATCATTAATAATTAATATATTATCATTATCAATGAGTACAATATTAACTATTTTAAGTTCAATTGTTAAATTTAAGAATTATAAAGAGAATATGGATAAATTAAAAAATATTCATGACACATTATTTAATTATAAGATATTATATGATAAACAAAAAGAATTAATTAAATTTTTTAAAATTAATAATACTTTAACAGATGAATTATATGAAAAATTAAAAGAAACAATAGAAGGTTATAATAGAGATATTAAGGAATTAAGTATTTTTGAAAATATTAGAAATGAAGATATTATTAAATTTAATAAAATTAAAGTTAATCATGATATTAAACTTCATAAATTAGCAACAGAAAGAGAAATTGAACTATTAAAAATAACTATGAATAGTAAAAAAAAAAAAGAAGATATTGAAAATGGATCTATTAAATGTTGTTTTAATTAGAATAAGCAAGTCCACCCATTCCAGATAATATACGAAGTACATTATAATTAGTAGTATAAATAAATATACTACCAGTTTTTGCTGATTTTAGAGATAAAACAGCTGTATCTATACGAGACATATTAAGAGTTCCAGATGGTTGATGACTTTCAGGTTTTATAGCAAATGAATAAACATTAATACCCTGATGGAAATTATTAGGAGTATTTTCATGATGTTGATAAGGTTGAACTAATGAAAAATAATCTCCAGATCGTTCTGTAAAACGATCATTTCCATTTAATTGTACTTTAGCCTCAGTCACAGGATTTCCACCTAACCACATATTATTATCATTTGTACGATCACTGAAATTATTCCAATAAGTACTAACACCCGTATCTGGATCTGGTTTAACATACCATACTAACTCTTTACAAGGATGATTAAAATTCATTCGAATATTTTTAGTAACATTATTACCAGTAATAGTATCACTTCCAGTAAATTGAAGTTGTTCTATTAAATATTCATGTGATAATTGAGCAAATCGACGTCGTTCATCAGTATCTAAAAAGATATAATCAACCCATAATGCAACTTCACTTAATGTGAGATTAGCAGCACTTCCAGATGTAAGTTCACTATTTTTTAATGGAGTTGTATTTTCACTACCATCACCATTTATTCGTGAAAAACCACGATCAGAATAATTATTACCAGTATCTACAAGATTAGTTTTAGATTCAAAATCAATATTTATTTTTACTTCATGATATTGGAGAGCTATTAATGGAAGAGCTAAACCAACATTGCGACAAAACCAGAATTCTAAAGGTACATAAACAGTATGTGATTTTTGAGCTGCTAAATAAATAGAATGATTATATTTATCTCCACCAACCATTAAATAATAACCATCACGTTTTCCTGCAGGTAATGCTAATTCATTCCATATATATAACCATTCAGCATAATGTTTATCAATACGTTGTCCTCCAATTTCAAGTTCAATTGATTTTAATAATTTAAGACCAAAATAAGGAACTAAAGCTATTCCTTTATTTTCAGCATTTGTTACTAAAGGAGTTACATCATTTTTAAATACTGCACGTAAATATACTCGATTTATTAAATCACCATTTCGAGTTATTTGACCATTTATGCTATATTCTTTATACTATAATAGGAGAAAAAAAAAGAATAATTAAAATCTAATTAGAGTATGCTAAACCACCCATTCCAGAAAGAATGCGAAGTACATTATAATTTGTTGCATATACATATAATGATGAATTAACTGCTTCATAAGAAGAAGTTTTATTGTATACATCCATTGTTAAAATAGCAGTATCTATACGAGACATATTAAGAGTTCCAGATGGTTGATGATCTTCAGGAGTTAATGCAAATGAATAAACATTTATACCTGCATTAGTTGGTATATTTTCATGATGTTGATAAGGTTGTACAACATTAAAATACATACCATCACGTTGAGCAAAACGATCATTGCCATTTAATATTAATTTAGCAGATTGTACTGGATTTGAAGGATATTTAATTTCATTATCATTTCCAGTAACACCATCATACATTAACTTCTCCTTATATTTTTCATAAGAACCATCTCCTTTTGCTATTGAATTAACTTTAGTTGTATAATTAAACCAATTATCAGTAGTAGTATTGCCAGAATTTGTTAAAAACCATATTAATTCTTTACATGGATGATTGAAATTTAATTTAGATCGTACTCCTTTAGCAGTTACTGCTTCTTGACCAGTAAATTGAAGTTGTTCTATTAAATATTCATGTGATAATTGAGCAAATTTACGACGTTCATCAGTATCTAAAAAGATATAATCAACCCATAAAGATGCAGTAAAAGTTGGAGAATTATTTGCAGTAGGACTTGAAATAGTACAATTAGCTTCTGTTTCAAAATTTATATTTATTTTAACTTCATGATATTGAAGTGCTATTAATGGAAGAGCTAAACCTTCGTTGCGACAAAACCAAAATTCTAAAGGAACATATAAAGTAGGTTTTATAGTAGAATTAACTATACCACCATATGCACCTACCATATCATTATAACCTTCACGTTTGCTAACAGGTAAGGTCAATTCATTCCATATATATAACCAATGTGAATAATGTTTATCAATACGTTGTCCTCCTATTTCTATTTCTACATAATTAATTACACGAAGACCAAAATATTTACAATAAACATCATTTGCATTAGTTAAATTTAATTGTAAATATACTCGATTTATTAAATCACCATTTCGTGATAGTTGAAGAAGACCACCACCCATTTATGCTATATTCTTTATACTATAATAGGAGAAAAAAAAAGAATAATTAAAATCTAATTAGAGTATGCTAAACCACCCATTCCAGAAAGAATACGAAGTACATTATAATTTGTTGCATATACATTTAAATCACCATTTAAGGTAGTACTAGTAGCTGTTTTTGTTTTTAATGATAATACAGCAGTATCAATTCGTGACATATTAAGAGTACCTGATGGTTGATGTTCTTCTGGTTTTAATGCAAATGAATAAACATTTATTCCTGCATTTGCAGGTATATTAGTATGATGTTGATAAGGTTGTACATAATTGAAATAAGATCCATTGCGTTCAGCAAAACGATCATTTCCATTTAATTGTAATAAGCATTTATCAAATGGATTAACTGCATTTGCATGAAATCCTGGTTCAACATTAAGTGTTGTTTTAGTAAGAAATGTAGTTGCAAATTCAGTACCTGTAAGAGAAGAAATTGCATATACATTACTACCACCTGCTGCAGTAAAATCATCAACACCTAAACCAACACGACCTGGAAAATTAGTTGCAGATAAAAATGTGCCATCATTTTTAACAGTATAATTATACCAATGATGACGACTAGTAGTATTTCCAGCATATTTAGCAACCCATATTAATTCCTTACATGGATGATTGAAATTTAATTTAACTCGAGCTGAACTACCAGACGTAATAGATTCAGAACCAGTAAATTGAAGTTGTTCTATTAAATATTCATGTGATAATTGAGCAAACTTACGTCGTTCATCAGTATCTAAAAAGATATAATCAACCCATAATTTAGCATTAGCTATATTCTTAACATTAGTAGGATTTGCACCATCATTTTTCTTATAAGCACAATTATTAAAAGTTTCAAATTCTATCTTAAGTTTTACTTCATGATATTGAAGAGCTATTAATGGAAGAGCTAAACCTATTTGACGACAAAACCAAAATTCAAGAGGTATATTTAAAGTTGAACCAAGTGAAGTCATATCATTATCAGCACCAACCATTCGCTCCCATGCATAACGTTTTCCTATAGGTAATGATAATTCATTCCATATATATAACCAATCAGAATAATGTTTATCTATTTGTTGTCCTCCTATTTCTATAGATACAGATCGTAATAAACGAAGACCAACATAATTAACATATTTATCATCAGTATGTGTTGAAGGAAGAGTTACTTCAAGATAAGCGCGATTTATTAAATCACCATTTCTTGATATTTGACAAGTGACTGAATTGCCAAAATCAGCAATTCCAGAGAATGTTTGCTGTATTGCTTCCATAGCAAAATTAGTATGACGACGATAAGCAACTTTGAAGAAAGTAATTTGGGGATTACCAGTTAAATAAACATCCTGAGCTCCATAAGCGACAAGTTGAAGAAGACCACCACCCATTTATGCTATATTCTTTATACTA